CTAAATGATGATGCGGGAATAGCTCAGTTGGTAGAGCACGACCTTGCCAAGGTCGGGGTCGCGAGTTCGAGCCTCGTTTCCCGCTCCAAGCCCGAGTGGTGGAATCGGTAGACACAAGGGATTTAAAATCCCTCGCCTTTCGAGGCGTGCCAGTTCAAGTCTGGCCTCGGGCACCATTTTAAAGATAATCCACCTTTTAAAAATCCTTATTTAATATCAATCCTTTAGGGTCGTTAGCTCAGTCGGTAGAGCAGCGGACTTTTAATCCGTTGGTCGAAGGTTCGAATCCTTCACGACCCACCAAAATTCACAAAGTGGCTGTTAAGTGGCTGTTTTTCTCCCCTGTTTATTTGTTCTAAATTTTGTTCCGGTGGCTGTGTCGCCACAGTTTAACTGTAAGTCAAAAATGCGAAAAATCGCCACGTAAAATTCAAAATCTTATTTAAAATCAATAAAATGTGGTTGCACTCTTAAAAATTAAGATCTTTTTTAACTGAAAAACGCTGAAAAAATGTGAAATTTTTTCATTTAAGATCTTTTATAGATCTCTTTTGCGGCAAGGTTTCACCGATGAAATTTAACTGAAAAAACGCGATTTTTTTTTGCAAAATCGGCGGGAGGGGAAGTGGATTTTACGTGACGCGTTTTTTTACGTAAAAATTTAACGTGGAATGCAAATCAACCGCACTTTGTACGATTACATCTTATTAATCAGTAAGTTATATTTTACGCGAACAATAAAAAACCCTAGGCATTGCCTAGGGTTACCATGCGTTAATAAATTTCTAAGTTGATGTTCTCTCTTTATTCAATAATCGGCGTTAATCGCCCTTTAATATTCATCGCCTTGTTTCCCTGTCCGGAAAAAATCGCCGATTGATCCGGTTTCGGGCCTTTGTGTGTATGTGTCGCCACGGCATTAGCCACGTCGCCCAAAAGCTGTATTGTCTCCTCAAGCAATCTAAAAATATTCTGCCCTTCGGATCCCATGTAACTTAGCGGCGCGACAAATTTATTTTTATCGTCTGATACCCGTTGTGCTAAGCCGTTGACTTTTTCAACTAATGAACCCGCCACACCCATGCTTTTATTGCTTGCCGTGACCTCCTCAATATTGCCCAACACATGAACCGACTTATTCCCGCCCACGGTTTCCACGCTGTCGGAATCAACGGTTTTTTGTGACGTGCCGATCTGTTTGGTTTCGCTGTCGGTTTCGATCACGCGCTCAAACGATTTATCGGTAATGCGTTGATCCGTCTCGCGGGTTTTGTTGCCTGCGGCATCGGTGCGCTCGTAAACTTCGGGGCGTTGCTGTTTTAACTGCTCGCCCACGCCCACGGCGGGAACCGTCTTGCCCTGCGCTAACATAGTGCGGACAAACGGTTTATCGGATCGCCCATAAGCAAAGCCGACTTCGACCATCGTGCCGACTTCGGGGAAAGCAAAATCGCCGCCTTGCGAACCCGTGCTTGTTACTGGCAACGGCACGGCGGGATAAACTGGCACCGTTTTATCTTCATTGCCGTTTTCGTCCAGTAATTGCAATTCAACGGCGTATTTCGGGCGGAACGGGTCGGAAATATCGCCGCCGCCCGACGGGTCAGCCACGCCAACCACTTTCGCGTATTTCGGCAAGTGATAACCGCCCGCCAATTCGGGTAACGTCTTTTCTATTTGGCGGCGTTCCGGGCTTTTTTGCACCGGTTGCCCGTTTTTGTCTAAGTCGTCCCACTCAAGCGTGTAATCATCACCTGCCAATGTCACGCTTTTTATTTTTTTGCCGTTAATCAGTGCACCGGGGCGAATAGCCGCCATGATCGGCAACGTCATATCATTGGATCCACTGCGCAACGCCAACCCGCTATCCAACTCAATATTTTTGCCGAACCAACGGGAATCATCGTGCGAACCAACAAATAAAGACCCGTCCGCCGATTGTTGCCACATATAGTTTTTGATTTGATATTGCCGCCCGATGTTAGCCAACAACTGATAGCCCGATCCGTTATGTGTAAAAAGCGGAATCGGCTTATCCGCATAATCCGCTTGCGGCACTTTAACCGGCACGCCCGTTTGTTGCGTAATCCATGCCGCGAGATCGCGTAATGTAATATGACGATGCGAACAACTTAACGGACGCTCAAAAATCGCCGCCTTTTCACGTATAAATAATTTTTTATAGCCATCGGCCGCGTCCTGCTCACGCTCCACAAAACCGTCGAACCATTTATAATAATTGTCATATTCGCCCATCAAAAAGACCGCACTTTTGCCTGTGCACTTTTCCTCGGTGCGCACAGTAACAAAGCCACGCCCGGTGTTATTGAGTTCTAAAATAATATTTTCGGTGGCCAACTCTAATTCCTTGTCGCCAATGATGCACGTTTTTATAATTTTCATCAGCCCGCCTCACCTAAAATATCATCTAAATTTTTCGCCCACCCTTTGCGCTTGTCTTTTTCTTCTTGTTCTGCCGCTTGCGGTTGTGAAGACTGCGCGACCGGGGCTTTTTCACCCTGTGTTTTAACTTGCGGTTTCGCTTTGCGGGCTTCTTTTTTCTCGGCGACGGAATTCACCTCGCGTAACGTGAAGGATACTTGCCACGCCAAGCGGTTTTCCATTTCTTGTGCGTTGACTGTGTCGGCAAATTGCACTTCGCGCATATTCACCGCCTCGGCGGTGACGGAAGAAACCCGATATTTCGCTTGTTCACCCTTGCCGGTTTCCGCCTCAGCAAGATTAAAAAGCGTGGTTAGCCATTCTTTGCGCTCATACGGGATAATGCCGCTCACTTGCAATTCTTTGGCTTTAACGCCCTTTTCGCTGTTCTTCGTGCTTGATTTACTGCCGCTCATATCTTTTTGTTCGCGTTTCACGCTGACCGACGTCATTAAATGATGCATATAGATCGGCGTGCCGTTTAGCGCTAATTGCACGCTAGGATTGCGTTTGTTCGCTTGTTGCTCGCGCTGTTCTTGTTCCCGTTGCGCTTGCATATCTTGCTCAAATTGTCGTTCGACTTGGCTTTTCTTAGTCATTTAACATCCCTCTAATTGCCCCAAGTTCGGCGCCGACGTACATCACGCACGCCGTAAATACATTTTCCGCCGACGGCACATTTATGCGCATTTTCGCCTCGGCCACTTCTAACAGATCGCTTGTGCTAAACGCCCACACCTGCACTTGTGTTTTTAACAGTTCGTCAACTTGCTTTTTGTTTTGTTGTTCGCGTTCCGCTTTCATTTTTAACAAGTTTTGAATCACCGCCGACGGGTCGCCCGTTTTAATCGCGTGCGCGCCTGCCACGGCGTTGCGAAGTATGCTTTGCATTATGCGGTTTGAACCTGGTGTAATATCCGCGCCATTGCCGAAAGCGGGGTGCGCGATTGTCGGCGTTTTCGTCATCTTGCTTTGTTGTAAATCTTTGCTTGATTTTGCGTAGTCATACGCTTGCTTAAAACAAGGCTCAGGCAAAAGCAACCGCACTTTGTCTAAATCAGCAATAAACTGTTCAATGTTGCCACTTGTCACCATGATCGCAACGACGTCCTGCATTCCTGTCGGGCGGTTCGGATCGCCGTAGTCGATCAATTTTGCGGCTAACGCTTTCACTGCGTTTTCCGGCGATAAATAACGATTCGATTTTTCTTCAATCCCGTGCGTCCAGTTGTGCACCCCGATTTTTGTGCCGGAAACCGATAACGAAAAAGGGGAGATTATCCCCTTTTGTGCGTCATCAAGTGTTTTTTTGGCTTGCGGGGAGATTTTTAATTGTTGTTTTTTCCACATATTTATTTACCCACAATAACAAATTTTCCGCCTTTAACCTCTAGGTTATTCATTGCGGCGGTTGCATTTGAAATACGCAAAAACTTCGCGCCCGATGGGCATTTGTCGTATTTTTGCGATGCCATAACGCCAAGCGGCACTTTGTTTTTATCGTAATAACATGAGTACGGCACGGAGCCGTTTAGCATGCTGATGTAATCAAATCCCTCTACGTCTATGTAGTTAGTGATACTCCATCCAGCGTATGGGATATCCTTACCGCTTGCACCGGTATAAATATCGTGCGTAAGCGTAAACTTTAACGTTTTTTCTTGTTCTTCAACATTAAAAAATTCGTTTGGATCAATCTCTTGCGCGGTCTTAATTTGCGCAATAGCTTCAGCCACTTTTGCAATGTCGCCCGCTGAATCAACACCTTTGCTTTTTAATGCTTTTACAATCTCCGCTAAATACGGCTTGGATTTATCCACCTCGATGATTTTTGTTTCGTTTGTAAACGGTTGGATTTCGGCTTTATATGTTTTTTGCGGGCGCAATGTTACTTTTAGTTTTTTCATCATCCGCCGTCGCTTGTGTCTGTAATGTTGTGTTCAAGTTCTACGATGCCGCCGATCGGGTATTTTATTTTTCCGTCGGCGGTAGTGACTTGTAAATCATAATCCGCCGTGTGCCACGTTGCGCCGTGGGTTTTGTCGTGTGCTATTTTAATCGTCAGCACATTGCCCGTTATGCTAATGTCGCCCGTCTCGCTTGACAGCTTGACGACTTCGCGGCGGTTCGGGCGGATATGCAAATCAAACCGGCAATCGCTCCAGTTTACCGGTTCTTCTATTGTCGTGCCGACGGCGTTTTTAAACACTTCGACGATTTCGATTTGATATTCACAGTCCGCGTTGCGGTGCGCTTTTAAGTTGATAATGGCTTTTTCCACGTGCGCCCCTAAATTTGCTCAAATTCGGCGGGATATTGTCTGCGAGTGACTTCGCTTTCGTACGCCGTTTTGCAGTGATTTTTGTCAAAAAACAAGCCGTTAATCACGCGATATAACACGCGCCAACGCTTGCGGGGGTATTTTGCCAGTACCGCCCCTCGATAAGTGCGACTGGATAGCGTTTCATCTGCCGCCCCACCAATGAGGGCGTTAAACAGTTGGTCAATAGCGACTAAAACATGATAGCCCCATGATTTTAGAGTTTTTGCCATTTGTTGATCTCCTGCTCAATTTTGTCTAATTGTTCCGCTGTTTCGGCTTGTTCGATGTGCTTTTCAAAAACTTGTTTGATCGCGAATAACTTACCCATAATAATTGCGTATAAATCTGCTTTTTCGATCACCTTTTTCTTTAATTCTTCGATTGAGCTTAAATCATCTCGCCCCTCGAAAATTTCGGTTAAAAGCATTGTCGGCAATTCGTTTCGCGCTTCACGTTCTTGGCGATAAAAACTGTCAATTTCGGCTTGCGAATAGCCGATTAGATACTGCGCTTTAAAATTATCGGTTTTGTTTGCGATAACATTGAGTAAGTGTGTTTTGCGTTCAGCCAAAAGTGCGGTCAGTTTTTCGGGTGAAATATCCCATGTGAGCGTATCAAGATTTAACTCGTGTGCCGCACTTGGCGGCGGCTCGACTAGCACCGGTTCACCTTTTTTGTTGCTGATAATTTGCTTTCCAGCGGATTGGCCTTCTAGCAAAGTGCGGTGCGTTTTTTCGGTGATTTCTTTAGCCCCTTCGGGTACAAAACCGCCGTCGGTATCATCAAAAAAGCCGTCTTTGTAATAGATTGTCATTATTTCCATCTCCCGATTGCAAAAAAATCAAAACTAATCAGATGGTTGTTGTAATACCATTCCCATGCCCAAAATGTCACTTTAGAATTCGAGCATTCCTGCTCGACTGTGTTCATGACCATATCCAACGACCCATATCCGTTTTTTTCGTGGTTATTATGCTGTATCCATACTTTTGGCTTTTCTACAAACGCCACCGCCCAATTAAATGTAAATTTTTTATCTTGCGCGCCGACACGATTATTCGGCGGCGTGAAGCGGCACGTTTGAATCATTGTTCCATCGGGATATTTTCGCACTTCAAATTCGCCGATTTTTTGATATGTAAACGCGGCATTAATTACGGCATTTGTTGACTCGTTAAAGTCCGTAATTTGGCTTGTTGTATGCTGATGATTAAGGTCTGCTTTTTCTTGCAAACCTTGCGCTAATCGACCGGCATCTAATGCACCGATATTGACAACATCACCGTGCGATTTAATCCAAAACACGACATCATCAAAACTGTTTCGTGCTTTAATGCAAAGTTTTAATACAAGTGATTTTGGACGAGTTTCATTTCCGCCTGTTTTTGCATCGTCATCTGTCGGCATTGCGTAGTAATTATCTGCTACTACACTATCTCCGACTAATGTCATTAATATTGTTTTAGGTACTCCAAAATCTGTATATTCGGTATTGCCGTTATAGTTTTTAAGTGTATCTTTTGTGTACGCGTTATTTAGCGGTAATTTATGAGCGTGACGTTTTAACTCATCATCTTGCGTTTGCCCCACTTGCAACCCATTGCCGGCATTACGCAAAAATCTATCCGCCGCTTTTGGCACTGCAGAAATGGAGCCATATTTAGCAATCAAATGGCGATATAGCTCGGGGTAAGTCTGTGCACTTACTTTTGCCGCAATGTCATCAAACGCAATCCATCCGGCAGGAATATTATCGGTAGCAAAATACGCCGTCATCCCCACGTCGGAGCGTGTTAAATCCGGCAAAGTGTTGGAGTTTCCCAACACTTTAAATAAATCGGGAAACGCAGACGCATTAAACGTTGATCCGTTAGCCCGTAAAAATCCGTTGGGATTTGTTACTGCGGTCGGAAATGCAACGATGGCACCCACCGGCAAGCCTTTTTTTGCCGCTTCGCCCACGGCAAATTCGGAAGCAAATTTGTTTTTGTCCGTGCCGTCGCTTTTGTGCGAAATCGGCAAAATACCCGCGGTGGTTTCGGTTGCGGGTTGAGCCGTCCATTTTGATTCTGCCTTGTCGTATGCCTTTTTAACCGCCGCACTGGTCGCCACGTCGTCCGCGCTGTTGCTGTCAACTCGTGAGGATTTTTTGCTATTTGGGATGTAGTTGCCTAAATTGCGGGTGATCGCGTCGATAAACGCTTTCAGCGTTTTAATGGCTTTCGGCGTAGCGGCCAAATCCTCCGCGTCGGAATCATAACCGGAATATAATTTAACGATCCCGCGTTTAAAGAGGCTCGCCAACGGTAAGCGGTGCGTATGTCCGTGTTTGTCCGCTTTATTTAACGTTGTGTCGTCCAAGTCTAACGGATTGATACCTAAAAATGGCGATAGCAAGCGGCGATCTGTTACGACGCCGTTTTTGTCAATATCTGCCAAAATTTGCACATAGTGCGGGCGGTTTGTGGTGTCCGTGTAATCTTCTTTATTGGCTTTTAAAAACTTGATTTCGGTTTCATACGCGCCTGTGACGGTGCAATGATGCACCACGTCCAAATAAATGGAGCACGGCAAATTTGCGGCGTTAATGTTTTCAAGTGCGGTCATATTGGCGCGCACGCCTTCAACATAAGCCACGCCCGGCTCGATGGTGTAATCGTTGCCGCTTTTGCGTTTAACTAAAAAACTATCATCAAAAAATACGGCGCGGCCGTATAAATCGCGGTTTGTTAAGCGGATCTTTTCATCGATTCCGTGCAAACGCACGGTAAAATCAATCTGCCACGTTTGTGCGGCAACATTAATATTTGTTAAGGCTTTTGCGCCGCTAAACTCTAGCAAGACGTTGCGCGTGATGCTATTGCCCTGCACATTGTTTTTATTGCGGGTTTTCTTAACGGGGTTCGTTTGCACGGCAACGGCAAGCATATTTTTCGACTTGTTCACTAAACCGATAAAGTTAAAATCAAAATCGCCGATTTCGGTGCCAATGGTGACAGAATACACCACGGCATTTTCATTTATGACGCCGCTTTGTGATACTGCCTGACGGTGCACAATGTGCTCCGCTTGCGGCATCGTTAAATGATTTTTCAAATTTTCAGCGGTCAAGCCGGGGATATTTGCAAAAATAAATTCGTCAAAAACAACTGTGCCTTTGTTGATTGTTTGCTGTGCAATATATTGTTCAAATTGCGGAGTGATTAAACTTGCCATAAAACACCTTTTTTATTGTTGTTATGTGTTCACTTTGATGTAAAAACTTTGATAATCGTGCTCAAATTCGCCGTGATGTATCGTCACCGTTTCGGCGGTGATCACCTCGAATGTATAGCGGCGACAAGTGCGACCATACTTACGGATGATTAAATTAAGTAAGTCGATATTTTTTGCTAATTGAGAATCACTTAATCTGATTTTGATCACATCCCAATTTTCGAGATCAAACCGTTCTTCAATTTCGACGTAACCGATCCCCAACCTTTCAAAAATCCGAATAAAGCCCGCTTTGCTTCCGGCGTCTTTGGCATTAATAAAAGCGTATTTGACACGCTTGCGGAAAAGTTCTATTGGCTCGTTTTCAAACCGTTCAACGTCACGCTGATAAGCGATCAAATTTAAAATACGTTCACTGCATTTTTCTTCATCCAAAATTTCAAACGGAAATTTGACCGCACTTTGTACGTAGTCCCACCATTTGCCAAATAGCACGGCGATTTTATTTAGTTCGCCTTTGTCCATCCAAAATGGTAATTTAATGATCATCGTTGCACGCTCACCGTTAAGCGCGAAATTCGCGGAATGGATAGATCACTTTGAATGTCCGTCTGCCCCCAAATAATGGAATCGATCTCATTGAATCTGTCGTGGATTTCTTCGCCCAATTTCGACCAAGAAAAACGGCTGAATGGGTAAGTTTTCGTCACGGTGTAATTGTTGTTTTCGCGAAATGCGCAACGAATCATATTTTCCACTTCGGCAACAATTTCCGCTTTACGAATCTCGCCAATAGCTTGCGACGGTCGAAAATACACGCCGCACGTGATCACGTGTTGCGTTTCCGGCATGGCAAAGCAAATTAAATCATCGCCGTGTCCGTGATTGCCCTCGGTTTGCACGTAATGATTCACTTTGTCGATAAAAGGTTGACTGGTTACTCCCGTGTCAAGCAATAAATACGCGTTAGCCGTGCCCGACCCACGCGGCGCATCATGTTTAAAATAAATGCGGTCAACTGATAAGCCCGCCACTTTAGAAATCATACCGCGATAAACACTGTCGATATGGTGTTGGCCAACGCTTGAAAATTGAGTGCGATAACGTTCGCGTAATTCTTCGTTCGTTTCGCGATCGGAACCCGGTGTAGTCAACCAATCGTCTTTGTTTTCGACGGTTTTAATACCTGCAATCGATTCGGGCAAAATGCGGTAATAGCCAGCCGCCAAGTTGTAATCCGCCCCCGCGTTTTCGGCGATAACCGGTACCGGCGCGGAAAGCATTCCTTTTGGGATCGTAGTGTCTTGCGTCACAATTAGGCGAAAAATTACGTCATTAATGCGTTCCGTTTGTACTACTGTTCCCGCTTTAATCGTCAATTCTGTGATGTCGCTTTCTTTTGTGAAGTGGATCACACCTTCGGCTTTCGTTGCTTGTTTAAAATCAAGCCCAATCGCCCACGCGTGGATCTGTAACCATTTTTCTTTTGCGGTTTTAACAAATAGATTTGGTAAGATTTCGGCGATTAAATGATCGGTAAGCCATTTCACGGGCTTAACCGCAATCGCAGTAATCAACCGCCAAAACGGCGACATTTTCGATGTATTGGTGATAATGTTTTCTTGTGCGGTTAATTCTTCAAATTTTTGACGGATCTGCGTTTCTTCCACGGGCAACCCCGTTTCTGCAAGCATTTGTTTAAAATCTTCACTCATTTAAATTGATCCCCATATTGTCAATTCTGCCGAAATCGTAAGTGTCCGCCGTCAAGCGCAAACGCCCCAATGTTTCTTCTTCAATAAAAATTGTGCCCGGAATCAGTCGTTCGTCATCTTCCACTAGTAACACGATTTGCAAAATAATATCGCGTCGTAAAATTCGGCTTCGCTCGGCGATTAATAACGTCGCTAAGCCGCTTTCTAAAATCGCGTGTTTGACGTCTTGCGCAATCGACACGCGGTTATCGCAAATCATCGGTTGATTGCCGCTGTCTAGCGTTAAATCCTCACCGTTAATCCACAGATCCAAATACCGTTTTTCTGCCATTTATCACCCCGCCGCTAATTGCTGTTTGTCCCGCAAATATTGTTCAAATTGATGCGGGTCGTTTGCGTTGATCGTGATTCCGCCGTAAATTTTTAATGATTTGTCGGTGGTTTGATTTTGGGCGACGGTTTTGCTGATAGTGCCCGGTTGCATTTGCGCAAGTTGAGGTTTAGCGGCTTGCGGCAACTGCAAGATCTGCCCGCTTTGCGGTTGAGCGGTTGCGCCGGTTGCTAAGTTCGGCATAGCCAACGCCGCGCCCGCCATGCCTGCGACGCCCTGCATTCCGTTTAAACTGCCCGCCGTGGCACTAGGGTCTTCCCAACGCGGGATTAGCGGGATATTAATGCCCGGAATCGTGTTCGCTTTCTGAATGATGAAATTTAGCATTTCGGTGAACGCGTTCACGATATTGCGAAATGCGGCGGTAAACACATTCCACAAGCCGGAGGCGATATTGCCGAAACTCTCTAGCGGTTTATTGCTGTCCCAAAGCGTCGTGATCACTGTCCAGCCTTGAATAATTGCGTCGGCCACAATGCCGAAGACGTCGGCCATAAAATTGAATCCGGCGGCAACCAATTCGATCGCCTCAATCACGGTTTGGAACACGACGCCCAAGGCATAGCCAAGATCGACGCCGAACTGTTGGAAACTGTAAGCGGATTCGGACGCGCCGAAGAATAAGCCGATAATGCGGCTAATCGCGGCGCCTACTTTTTTAATCGCGTCCCACACCAAGCCGAAGGCGCGAAATACAGGGTCAAACGACACGCCGACGGCTTTAAAGCCCGCGATAAAGCCGCCGATGAATGCGGCGAATTGTGCGCGAAATTTGTAAATCAACACCCCAAGCCCCACGATCAGTGCAATCACTGCGCCAATCGGGCCGAAGATTGCACTAAATGCCACGCCGATCGCGGCAACAACGCCCGAAATCAACGTGATGGCGGCAGTCAATCCGGTAAAACCAAGTAACGCGCCCACCACATAGCCAATCCAACGGGCAATGTTTTTATAAGTGCGAAGCCAGTTTGTAAATTCTTGCCCCATATCGGCGATTTTGTTCATTATGGGTTCAAGTTTTTTTAAAATTTGCGTGCCGATGGCAATTTGGATATTTTTGAAAATCGCTTGAAAACGCATCCACGAATCCGTCACGGTTTTACTGATTGCCATGGCGTCATCAAGGCTTTTCATATTGTCGATTTCGGCAATATCGGCTTTCAAAGAATCAATTTTTGGTAATAAATTATTAATGACTTGAGCGGCTTCTTTTGTCCCGAAGGCTTTTTGTAATTCATAAAGATTTTCAGAATTTAACTCGCCGTATTTACCCTTGATTTTTTCAAGGATGTCTATAATCGGTAGCATTTTCCCTTGGGAATCTAAAAAAGAAAGTCCAAGTTTTGATTGTGCTTTGACTGCGCCGCTTAAAAATGCGGCGTATTTTGTCCCCGCAAGACCGCCCTCAAAGACATTTTGCAAGTTACCGATCACCGCAAACTGCTCGGCAGTTTTCACGCCGTGATCTTTCGCGGACGAACCCAAATTGGTGTAAGCCTGCATTAAAGATTCGCCCGAAGATTTAAACTTGTTCGCGGTGACGGTGGCCTGCGCGGCAATTTGTTCAACCCACTTTTCTTTCCCCATTTTTGCCGCCTCGTCGCCAAAAATGCCGTACAACTGGGAAATATAAGAACCCATGGCTTTGACGTCGGAACCAGTGGCTTTGGCTAAAATGTTTGAACTGCGGGAAAAAGCGATTAATTCATTATCGGTCAGCCCGTCGATAGCGCGGGCAATTTCGTTTGTTGAATTGACGACTTCCGTTGCCGCCCCGCCGTAAGTGGCGGAGAAATCCAACGCAAAGTCGGTAATTTTGTTTAGTCCTGCCTCACTTCTTCCTGTTGCCTTGATTTCGTTTAAGGCGCGGTTAAAGTCAATGGCGGGATCTAATGCGGCTTTGAGTGTCGCGCCGGCGGCAACAACACCAGCAGCGCCATACGCGATCTTACGCATGGCTTTTTCACCACGGACACCCACGTCATCAAGGGATTTCATCACGCCTTTAAGCGGGGCGGAAATCTGATCCGTTAGGCTGATAATGTATTCAAGTCCCTGAACTGCCATGCGTAAAACTCAAAAAGAAAGGTTAAAAACATTTTGCGATCCCGCTTGCCACGGCGTTAGCTAAATTTTCAAAGTATTGTTTGTTTAGCCAAATTGCACGGGCAAGATTGATCTCGCTGTTGTCATCGTGCGGCAAGTAGTGCATACGGAGCGCAATCGCTTGTGATAAGCCGTTGCGCTCGATAGCTTCTACCCGCGCCGTTAGTTTTTTACGGTAACTTCAATTTCCGGCACTAACACTTTATTGACGGTGCCGGCGATTTTTAACGCCAAGCCCGGCACGTTGATAATGCTCAATAATTCGTCGCGTTGTGTGCGCTCAACGATTGCCAATAAGTAATCTTTAATCGGCGTGATTTTGTTGCCGGATTCAATTTCGTTAATCATCGAATCGTACGCGGCGGCGTCTTTGTTAAACGTAAATTCCACGCCTTGGATATTGATAGTGACGGTGTTTTTCGCGCCTGCGGTCAATTTCTCAAGTAATGATTGAGCGGTATTTTTTTCGGTCATTTTGTAGTTTCCTTTTGTTTATCTACTGGTTATTAAAATCTGCAATACATTGTTGCGTCGATTGATGCGCGACTAAGCACACATCAATCATGTCTAATGCGTTTTTTAAACTTTGCGCCAGTTGCCCGTTAGTGCGCGTCTTTGTTGTGATTGCTCGGCATTCCGTGGTTTGCGGGCAAATTAATTTCACCTTTTGCGTTTGTGGCGGTGCGCTTTTCGAACAGGCGATTAATGTCATCAGGCACACGCTGATTAGTCCAAGTTTGATTTTGTTCATGGTTTAACACCTCGTCTAATTGTGCTTGACGGCTTTGCGCCATTACGTTTAATTCGTTCATTTGCGCCGATAGTGCGGCGGCTTGTAACTGATAGTTTGCCAACATAGCCACGTTTCGCGCATTGGTTTCGCGGATGCTGACTAACTCGGCGGATTTGGTTTGTAACTCGTTTTTATAGTGTTGGGAAAATCCCATTACGACACACAACAAACCCACTAAAACGGCGATAACATAAGGCATTATTTCTTCTCCAAACCAAGACAAAGGCGGCGTTCTTTTTCTCGGCGAATTAGTAATCCTTTTAATACTTTTCCGCCTGCCCGTGAAAAATCCGTGATACGCATACACATCAAATTAAATTGTTCCGCCTGCGCTAATTTATAAAGCGTGGTCGGCACGCGTTTTTGTTGCGCTTTGCTGTAATACGTGCGGGCGTTTTCGCACCCGACGTTAAACACAAGCGACACCATGGCATCAAATTGATTTTGATTTAATTTCTCGCCCTTAAAATACCTGTTTACACAGGTTTCGGCGGTTTTCAAATTGTGGCGTAAATCAAGCACCACTTGATCCATCGTAATGGGTTTTAACGGATTCACGCCGTGCGTGTTGCCGACGCCGTTCGTCCATTTGTCCGCCGCGCATTTGTACGGGGTTAATGTGCAATTTTCAGCATTTGTTACCAACGCCGCGCCGTTTTCGCTTGTTCTGGTTTCCAAGCCTTCCGGGGGTTTTTGTGTCGCATACAACGCAAGCACTGCGCCCACGGCACAATAAATCATTTTTTTACGTAAGCTCATTCACCGGCACCCCATGTTTTACGGCATCAATTTTTGCCATAATCATTTTGTAAGCGGCTTCACGTTCGCGTACGGCAAGTGCACGTTCCCTGAGTGCCATTTCTTTTTTGTATTTTTTATAGGTAATAACAACGGTAATTGCACCAAATAAAATACCGGCTAAACTGCCCCAATCGCTTAACTGCAACCCCGAAAAAAAAGCAATAATCGATCCGATAAATGGCACAGATTCTTGTAATCGCTGAAGCATAATGATTCCTTAAAAATTTAGAAAAACGACCGCACTTTATTATTGTTGTTATCGGCGGTCGCTCCTCTAAAACCACTAACCGATCAGATCGCGGGTGTCGCTTGCGGACAAGTACGGCACGCCGTTGATCTTCACAAAGTCGGGGCTTGTCACGAAATATTTAATTTTTTTCGTGGATTTTGCGCCGCCTTTTGGGTCGATATTGATAATGTCGGTCAAAATCAATTTATTGCCGAAAGATTCTACTTTGTCGCGCACGCCACCGCGTTGGGCAAAGTAAACAAAATCCGTCGTTGGAATGTCGCGATAACTTCCCGCCGCGGCCGCCACGGCGGACAATTTGGCAAAGTTTTTGGAATCTAATTCGATTTCGCCTTCGGCAGTGACGTCGCCCGACACCCAACCATCAGGAATACCGCGCGTTTGCGCCACGCCAGAATTGTCGGTAATGCTTAAACTAACGCTTTCAGCGTGAATCGGCTCGCCCAACATAAAGAAGTCAAACGACATTCCGCTAATTCTTTCTACGCTCATTTATTGATCTCCCAAGGTTTCCAAATCCAAGAAAATATTGACCGTAATTTCTTTCGGACAATCGTACGGGCGAACTTTGATATAAATCGCCACTTTTGTTTTTGATTTCCACACGATTTCAATATCGCCTTCTTTCGGCGGCATACATTCACCTGGAAACGTTTTACCCGCGATGGTTGCGGATTTGCTCATTTCGCGTAGCACGGCGGAAAAATAGGTTTTGTGATATTCGGTGCTTGCGCTTGTTGAGTTAAACGAGCGGTCGCCGATTTTCGCAATGGCTTGTAATCTGATACGGCGCGCGGCTTTATCCACGATGCGCACATATTCGATCACTTGGTAATCACCGCCTTCGGCGTCTAATGTGCGACCGTCCGCCCAGTAATAACCGTCATAATCCGGATACCACATAGGCACGGAGTAACGCGCCATTTCTAATGCTTTCAAGTGCGCCAGTGTGATTTCTGCGCCGTCTTTGTCTTTCGGTTTTTCCGCACTGCCTAAATCTAACAATGCGCCCGTTTGCACGCGGCAAGGTGAATCGGCAATGGTCACGGCACGATTGGCTAAACGACCTGCAATCACGCCCGCTTCGTTGCCGAATAATGTCGGCACTAACATCACGTGATCCGCGACGATGGTTTGTTGGAGCGTCGTTAATTTTGCGACGTATTGATCCCATGTTTCGCCGTCGGACTTGTCGGCATTAATCGGATCAATGGCTTGGATAAAAAAGGTTCTGCGCCCCAATTTCGCCAATAATTCGGTGTAAGTTTCTTGTAATTTGTTGATTTTTTCTTTGTCAATGCCTGTTGTGTAGGTATTGACGCAATATTCAAAAGACGCGGTGGCGTTTGCGGCAAGCACGGCTTTGGGAAAATCATAGTCGTCTTGGCTTGCAATGTACGCATAAGCAAACCAGTTTTGACCGGCATTTAACATTGCCGCCTTGACGTGTCTTTTTAGCGGGCTGTCGGCTGTGCCGAACACTTTATCCAGATCGCTATCCGGTGTAAGTGCGGTCAGTTTTCCGACATTTTTCGTGCCTACGCCGACAAACAACGCCAAGCGTTCGATTTCTTTTGTTTCGCCGCTTAAAAGATTAAGGGCGTTAATTTGGACTGATGGGAATGCCATAAATAGATCCTCGTTTTTTTATTATGGTTGTAAGTGATATCCACTTTCGGCAAAGGCTTTTAATAATTCTTCGGTAATAATATCTGCGTTGCGTGTTTCGTCTTCGTCTAAAAATGGTCTTGCGGTCATTTTGTAAGATTTCAGCCCGCGCCGAATATTTATCCCCTGTTTTTTTTCCATCATGCGAATAATCAAACCCGCTTGACCTTTCGACAAACTCGAACGAATATCCCGCACTGTAGCTTTCTTTCGTTTTAATTTGCCATTTTTACCCCGCCCACCTTTCGTAGCGGTGTAGCCTAATTCTTTTAATCGTTTAGCTTGCTGTGGCGTTGCCGGCTCTTTATTTTGTGCAAGTATTTTTTCAAGGTTTTTTTTATCCTTTGCGGTTTGCTCTACATTTACCGTTAAGCCGTGCTGATGGATTGCCCCAATCTCTCCGCCTTTTGCGTCGGTGTAATGCAATATTCCGACATTGCCTTGTTGCTCTAATTTTGAGTTAAGGTATTTAGCCCGCATTTTAAGCATTCGATTTTTTCTAACGCCTTTTTTTTGGCGTTTTCTTGGTTTCCACGGTTTGCCGTCCGGTGTTTTTTGTGCGCTAACGTTTTTCTTTGCGACGTCCTTCATTCGCCACAAAGCCTTTTGCATCACTTTTTTTCGCATTTGCGGGGTTAGTCGCAAATACATCATAGTTTCTTTAAACCGTTTTACAGTTTCAGGTTTCAACCCGATTAAAATCTTTGCCATGGATTACATCCGTTTCGATCTCAATTTCCTGCGCTGTCAGAATTTCGATTTCGTCCAAGCGGTATCTTTCGCCGTCGATTTCCAACTGTCCCGCCGAATCTTTTACGGCGGTGAGTGGTTCTTGAAACGCGATGGTAAACGTCAGATCCGCCAGTTCGTCGCTGACCATTTCAATGTCAAAATCTGTTTCATATTGATCCAAGTTGTCGCGCATTGGGTCGTTATCGTTGAGCCAAATTTGCACCCATGCCATTAAATAATCGGGGCGGATTTCAACAAACGGGAATTCATTAAAAAACAACACCGCGTCGTAACTGATATGCGCAATCTCTACGCCGTTTTCGGTGACTTGCTTGCCTTGATTAATCAATTTGCCGTTTTCGATCCAAGATTCAAAGTTGGCTTGGTAACGTTTCGGCAGTTTACTCAACAGAAAATCGGTTAATTGCTGATAAAGCATTTTGCGCTTTAGATTAGCCATACCGATCCCCGTCGTTTGCCTTTTAGCGTGCGGATCGCGTGCGTTGCTTCCGCTAACAGGCTTTTTTGTTCGTCCGCATACTCGCGGTTGGTGTGAATTTCACGGCTCGAAAGCACGTTAAATTCGGGCAATAACTCGGCTTTAGCGCGGGCAAAAACGGCTTTTTTATACAGTGTTTCCGCGTGATTTTCGCCGTTGATGCGGTCTGTGCTGATGTCTGCCGCTCGGTTAATGCCTTGTCCTTTGTAGTCTTGTTCTGCGCTTTGCAAGTCGATATTCACGCCTTGCATGGCGGCGATTAATACCGATTTCAGCATTTCATTCGGTATTTGCAACGGAATCGCCCGTTGTTTTTGAAACTCGGCAATCTCTATTTCCGGCCAAAAACCACTATTTTCGATCGTCGTGTCGTCATATTCTTGCGTTCTGCCGTTAAACATTCGCACCCCCGTTTTTATCGTCTGAAAGAGGGTCGGCACGAAGTTTTTCAACAACTAGTGAAAAATCAATTTCCTGTGTTTCCAAACTAAGACCGACCTCTAGGGGGGAATCCGATCCTGCGTCCTTGTGTAATTTTGCAAGGCGCATTTGACACCGCTCAATGAGCGATTTCACACCCGATTTCGGGTTAAGTTGGAATGCGCGGTTACATAACTTCACCGCCAATTCCAAGCGTTCGGGATCGTCCATGCTTGCGGCATGTACTTTACCTTGATTGTTTCGTAACAGTAGTGCGGCGGCCATTTTTAACCATTTTGCCGTGATGGTTTCGTGTAATTGCCATTGGGTCGCCACGTTTTGCAAAGTTTGTGAAAAATAGGGCTCGACCGAATAGCCCGCACTTGCTGTTTTATCTGTCCAATCATAGATTTGATTTGCGACGAAAGTCGGTAACGTAGATTTAAAACGATCCGGAAGCGATTGGTTCTGCTTGATAGCAAGATCAGCCAATCTAAGGGCGGTATCAAAATCACCGACATCAAAAGAATAAATAATGCAATAAGCCAAATAATCATTCTGATAAACGATTCCTTTTGCCAAATACTCCTCAACAAACGGCATCCATTTAGGCAAAAATACATCCCGCTTGTACTCGGCTTTTAATTCAAAACTTGGGAAGGCGCGAATTTTATTAACGTCGTTAGTCAATGCGATGCAAAGCACATCGTAATCCGTGCCGTGCTGTTGCACGGTTGCGGATTGTGCCGCCGAATCGACCGCACTTTTTTCAATTTGCTGTAATGCCCGCATTTGCGCCTGAAATTCACGCATTCCCATTTTTAATTAAGCCTCTTTATCTAACTTCACTTTGCTGTGATCGATTGCGACCATTAAGCCCAAATCTTCCACAACATAGCCTTCTTGACGATAGTAAGAGTTGATAATACCTTTCTTATCTTCGTCACTGCGCAACGCACGGCGCACGCTTTTCGCTTGTGTATATACGCTCAAGTTTTTGAGTGTTGTAACAACCGCACCACGTGCCGGGAAGTTTGGCGGGGTGATCGCGTTCATGCCGCCGAAAGAACCCATTAAGTTGTGTGAACCTAATGCCGCTTTTTCGGTTGGGGTTAGCCCGTGTTGTTTTTGAATGAGTTTTGTTTCTTTGCTGACCAAATCCGCGCCCACCAAGAACACTAAATCATTACGATCGCGGTGGCGTTGGTGTAAGCCTTGTTTTAAGTCAAAAGCCAAATCGTCTAAGTTGGCATAGTCTGCACCATCGCCGAAAATCTTAATCTTGCCGGCGGTTGCACCTTGGGTTAAGAAGTTTTCGGATTTTTGTTCGGCTAATAGTTTTAACCAACCTTTGTTCACATCGGATAAATCGGCTTTGGTGGTGTTTTCTGCCACGCTTGCACCATGCCAACCGATTTGCAAAATATCTAATGCAATTTGGGTTTGTACAAACTCCGCGTATAACGCCTCAAGTTTTTCTTTGTGACGTGCAAAGCTGTCAAACATTGCCCACGGAATTAATACACCGGAATCGGTTTCCGCTAATTCATAGCCGAATTGATCGTGGCTTAATGTCGCCAAATAGCGCCCATCTTTTTTACGACCTGTAATGCCTTTTTCGTTTGCGCCGATCAATTTTTTACCTTTAATATCTTCCACTTGGAACATATTAATTTGCTTTAAAAAGTCGGAGCGTTGTTGAATATTGTCTGCAAGATCAGACGCTTGCGGTGGCTCAAGACTAAAGCTCTCACCACGTAAAACGGAATCGACCGGCACTTTGTAGTAAGCGGCAACGGCGGCGGCAAATGCGTAATATTTCTGCATATCCATGGGTTAAATACCTTTTGTTAGTTTGAATTCATGTTCGCCGTTTCCTGCGGGTTCACCGCTAGGCACCGGGGTTACTTCTTTATTTAACGCGTTGAACTGTTCTTTCAATGCGTTAAATTCGTTTTGCAACTGATTAAATTGCTCCTTCGATACAGTTTCACCGCCTTTCGGTTCTTCCGGTTCTTGCGGCTCTGTCGGGTTCGGCTGTGCGGAAAAATGGCTGTCAATTTTCGCGCCCAAACCATTTACGGCGGCAACAATTTGATCAACTTGTTTTTGATCCATTTCGTAGTCCTCTTTATTATTATTGTTATCGGATTTAGGTGGTTCTTCCGGCGCGGGTTTACCCTCGGCGGAAAAAGAAAAGAATTGTTTTAACGCGGCGAATAACGTGTTTTTCGCTTTTTCTTCTGCGTTGTCGGTGTTGCTCAATGCAAAGTCGAATTTGACAAATTCGCCCGCTTGCGCCGATTTTGGTAGGTTGTTACTAAATAACTCTAGTTTTGTTGTGCCCACGCTTGCCGGTGTGTCTGTGATGCCAAGCCCGAACAAGTAGGCTTTCCCGCTATTGCGGAAATTCGGCATAATTTCGATGCTTGAAAATAGCCCCATGCCGTAATTGTTCATGTTCACTAATTGGGTATTCGGGGCAATGATGGCATAAAGTTTTGTTTCGCCGCCTTCGTCTTCCGCTTTAACTTCCAACACTTCGCCCATGCTCATCCAACTACGATCATGTTCATGCCACAACAACGCCGCGTAATACTCGCGGTCGTAAGTGTCTGCCATTTCGTGTAATTCTTTAGATGTAATTTGACGTCCGTCAACGGTATGCCCGGAAGTGGCGATACAAATAAAATCCGTTCTTAGCTTGCTATTTTTCATTGTTAAAAAATGCCCGTGATTAATTAATTGCGGCTAGTCTTATGCAAAAAATCAGGAAAATCACGCGCCGGAAATTGGATATGTTCGGATATAAGACAAAAACGCTGTATATCCGAACATATCCGAAAATGACCGTTAAAAAATAGCCTTTTTTGTTGCCACAATACGCCCGACACAACAAAAACAAAGGCAACTATGACGGAATCAAAGCTGAGAATAAGAAAAACAAAACGCTATGATGACGAAGTGATCTACGCGGCAAAATTTTTGTATTTGAAACAGTACACGCCGAAAGAGATTGCTGCGGAATTGGGATTAAATAGCACGCGGCCTATTTACTATTGGGCGGAAAAATATCAGTGGCGCAATTTAATTAGCGAAAACGGGATCGAAGAACTGATCGCGTTGCGCATTATTACGCTGACGGAGAGAGAAAATAAAAGCGATCAGGAAATCAAAGAACTGGAAGCCCTGATTGATAAAGACCTGCAATATAAAAAGCAACGGGCGGCGTCGGTTGCTAAAGTGAAAAGTGCGGTCGAAATGCGCGACGTTTCGGCGGGCGGTGCCGGTGGCTTTGCTGATAGCGGCGACGGGCAACCGGAACGCAAACGTAAAGGCAACGTTAAAAATGATATTTCGCACATCACCCCCGAAATGTGTCAGCCGTTTATTGATTCGCTTTTCGGCTATCAAAAACACCTGCGCAACAACAAGCACCACGACATCCGTAACCTTTTAAAATCACGGCAGATTGGGGCAACTTACTACTTTAGTTTTGAAGCCTTTGAAGACGCCATTTTCAGCGGGGACAACCAAATATTTTTATCTGCATCAAAACGCCAAGCCGAAATTTTTAAAACGTACATCATCAAAATGGCGCGGCAATATTTCGACGTTGAATTAAAAGGCAATCCGATCATTTTAAGCAACGGCGCGGAACTGCATTTTTTATCGACCAATAAAAACACTTCGCAAGGTAATAGCGGCCATGTTTACGGTGACGAATACGCATGGTTACGTGATTTTCAACGATTCAACGATGTGGCGTCGGCGATGGCGACGCACGCAAAATGGCGCGAAACCTATTTCACCACGCCATCATCAAAATTCCACGAATCCTATGCGTTTTGGTCGGGTGAATCGTGGAAAGAGGGCGATCCTAAGCGTAAGAATGTGATTTTCCCGACGTTTGACGAAATGCGCGACGGCGGTCGGTTGTGTCCTGACGGTCAATGGCGATACGTCGTCACCATTGAAGACGCGCTAAAAGGCGGGGCTGACACGTTATTTAATATCGAAAAGCTGAAATTACGCTATAACAAATACGCGTTTAATCAGCTTTATATGTGTGTATGGATAGACGACGCGGATTCGATCTTTACCATCAAAGAACTCCTAAAATGTGGCGTAGATATTACAAAATGGAAAGATTTCGATCCGAAAGCCGATCGCCCGTTTGGCAATCGTGAAGTATGGGGCGGATATGACCCGGCGCAAACCGGCGATGGCGCAAGTTTTGTGATTGTTGCCCCGCCTGCAATCGAGGGCGAACTTTATCGCGTGTTGGCGCGCTATCAGTGGCACGGCTTATCATATCGTTATCAAGCCAATCAAATTAAACAACTCTTTGAAAAATATAACATGACGTATATCGGCATTGATGCGACCGGGGTCGGGCTTGCGGTATATGAAAATATCAAAGAGTTTGCACGCCGTGCGGCGGTGCCGATTGTGTATAACCCAGACAGCAAGTCAGAAATGGTGCTGAAAGTGCATGATTTGGTTGAGCATAACCTGTTGCAATGGGATCAAAACGAACTGGATATTGTGCCAAGTTTTTTAATGATTAAGCACCAATCCACAAAATCGGGCAACACTATGACATTTACCGCCGAACGCACCGTAAAAACGCAACACGCCGACGTATTTTTTGCAATTTGTAATGCGATTAATCGCAAATCTTTAACCGACAAACCACGCCGAAAAGGGCGCGGATGGAGAATAAACTAAATGAAAAAAACAAGCCAAAAACCGAAAAACCCTGATGCAAAAAGTTTTTCAATTATCCCAATTCACGACCGCACTTTTTCGATTAGTGCGGCACCCGCATTGGATTATTTGGGCGTCGGTTATGATACACAATACAACTGTTATACGCCGCCAATTAATCGCTATGCGCTCGCCCGTTTACCGCACCAAAACGCACAACACGGCGGCATTTTACACAGTCGCGCAAATATGGTTAGTGCGGGTTATTTAGGCGGCAAGGCGTTATCCCGCATGGATATGCGCGCGCTATGCCTTAATCTGATTCAATTCGGCGATGTTGGGTTGCTAAAAATCCGCAATGGCTTTGGTCAAGTCGTGCGCCTGCACGTGCTTTCGTCCCTTTATTTGCGCCGCAAGCGGGACGGTGGCTATTCCTATCTGATGAAAAAAAGCCTGTATGATTCGGCGCAAGAAATCTACGAATACGACGAAAAAGACATTATTTTTATTAAGCTCTACGACCCGATGCAACAAATTTACGGATCGCCCGACTACGTGGGCGGCATTCAATCAGCGTTACTCAATTCTGATGCCACGGTGTTTCGCCGCCGCTATTTTAGCAACGGTGCTCACATGGGCTTTATTTTGTACTCCACCGACCCCGATTTAACGGAGGAAATGGAAGACGAAATCGCGAAAAAAATCGCCGATTCGAAGGGCGTTGGCAACTTTAAATCGATGTTTGTCAACATTGCGGGCGGCCACCCTGACGGGCTAAAAGTAATCCCGATTGGCGATACCGGCACTAAAGACGAATTCGCCAACATTAAAAACATTTCGGCGCAAGACGTGCTAACCGCCCACCGATTCCCACCCGGCTTAGGCGGCATTATCCCAACCAATACCGGCGGACTTGGCGACCCGCTGAAATACCGGGAAACGTATCAAAACGACGAAATCCAACCTTTGCAAGAGATTATCGCCGAAACCATCAACAACGATCCGGAAATGGGCTTGGGGCTAAAAGTCAAGTTTAAAACGCCTGAAAAATAACGGTTTATTGCGTAAAAAAACGACTAAAAGAACTGTATATATAAACATATTTTTGCTAAAATCTCTGCGCGAGATTATTTGGGGAATGTGTTAAAAATGGCAAGAACAACAGATATTTATTGCAAAGTCTGTAATAAACGAGCAGTGATTCATCGTACTGAACGAATTCACAGTGAATTTAGTCGGCTTTATTGTGCTTGTAAAAACCCCGATTGTGGTCATAAATTTGTAATGAATCTTGAATTTAGCCATTCCACAAAATCCAGTTTATTGACAAAAGATCAACTTTTAGCGTTGACGTTAAACCGACTTTCCGAAGACGACAAAGAGAAAATCAGACAATTATTGAATGAAGAAAAAGCCGCTTAATGCGGCTTTTTTTATGCGGTCAAAAGTGCGTTTGTGGCAACCCTTGCCAAAAAATTGCTACGGTTTTTATATTCCGGATGGGTTGCAACGTAGTTATCAATGCGATTAATTAATAATTTCGGCAACGTGACGTTAATTTTCTCCGCTTTGCCCATTAATTGGGTTAAATCCACATCAACAAGCGCAAAAGTAAAGCCGGCATATTCTTTTTCGTTGCCGATATAGCTTTCTAAATTGCTTGGCAATGGCACATCTTCGCCGTCTTCGATCATCCCTTCAATATGAAATGTGATGGCTTCTTTTGCATTTTTAAAGGCTTCTTCCAATGTGTCGCCTGCTGAAAAACAGCCCGGCACATCCGGCACAATCACGCCGTAGGCATGATCCTGATCGCCTTTTTCAATTCCGATTGGGTATAGCATTACATTTCTCCGTTAAAAAATTAAACTTTAATCTATTTTTAATATTATCTAATTAAGGGGGCTTATTTCAGCCCCGCTTGTTTTAATATTGAATTTACTGTTTTTATCGGTAAATCCTTTCGCGGGTGCGGGACTGTAACCCGTCCCGATTTGGTATCATGTTTAAACTGATGATGACTGCCTTTTGTTGCCACAAGATACCAACCGTCTTTTTTGAGTTTTTTTATAATTTCTTCACTTTCCACCTTCTTAACCTCTTTTGTTTTAAGTTGGAGTTATTATAACTCTATATTTTTTAGATTGCAAGCATTTTAGAGTTATTAGAGTTATTTTTTTTATTTTTATCCGGCAACGGTGGCAAGTCATAACCGCCCTTGCGATATGGCGGGATATGTTTAAATGGTTGGTAAATCATGCCGCTTTTAACTCCATTTGTTGTAGGCCCTTTTCTTTCATCTCATGCAATGACACATAAGAGGACTTCAAGCAACCGTAAGGCGTTTTCGGCTCAAACAATACCAACATTTGCGGCTTATTGTTTTGGTCGGTTTCTTTCCCTGTGTCACTATTGATAAACGGGATCCGGCCGTTGGTGATATAAACAATCTCTTTTGCATTGCGGATGCACATATCAAACCATTTTGTAGAGGTATCCACATTCAACAACATGACCACGGTTTTATTGTGTAGAACGCTTTGTTGTATGGCGTGCAACACAAACGGCAACGGGTTACTATACGGCGGATTCATCCAACAATATTTTCCGTTCCAGTCGGTTTTTAAGGTGTCTTGTTCCGGGCTGATAAAGTTTTTCACTTTGGTGTTATGCGGCAATGCGCACGTGTCTAAATCAAAACGGATTTGCCAATAATATTCGGCATAAAGAAATGACCATAACGGCGTAGCCCATAAGTCTTTTATGCTTTTCGGCGTGTTTGATTTAATCATTTTTAACCCCTAAATCCGCTTCTTTGACAAAAACGCCGTTAATCATTTTTCCTTTTCTGTCTTTGATTTCTTCCCACGCGGAACTAACACAATTTTTAAAACTTAATTTATAAACTTCCGAAACCCCGTAAAAACAAGTTAAAACACCTGTTATATCTTCATATTTATCTAAGAATAGCATTTCACCTATTTCTCCAAGTTCCTGAACTGAAGCCTGTATAAGATTTGAAACTAAAATTTCCTTTGATGTTCTATTTATTCCCATTTCAATTTCATTTGAAAAATCTTCTTTTGATATTTCATTAAATATACCTTGCAAACCATTATGAAATAATTCGCCGCCTGTCTGTTTATTCATGATTACCAACACTACAAAGCAATCACCGATACTATCTTTTATCATATCAATATTATTTTTAGATATTCCCGCGCATAATTCGCCGAATTCTTCCATTAATTTAATAAATTGCTTTTGCGGTGTCGATCCATTAATTAAATTACGTTCTTCCGCCCAATTTTCGATGTTTTTAATCAACTCTTGCATGGTTTAATCCTCCACTTTAACAATCATTAAATTTCTTGGATCCTGTTTACCGAATTTAACTTCGTATTCGTAAACTGTTTTTGCATCTTGTTTTGATAATCCCGCTTTGGATTCAATCACTACGTTCCATTCTTTAAAAGCGTTTGAATATCTCAAGACGATATATTTTGCATTAATACCATCGGTTATTAATTCCGGTTCTTTTTCATTTACTTTATTAAATAATCTCAAAGCCATAATTTCCCCTAGTTTCTGTTTAAGTTTCTCAAATTCGACAAGTGCGGCGGTTCGCTGATTTGGTCTAAAATCAGTGGTTCTCGCTTGATTGTGATGATTGGATTATTATTGATAATCTCGATTGACCGCACTTTGTCTAAAACTAATCGTCCATTGTTTATTAAATAGTCGATTTGTTCCGGTTGCGGTCTAAAGTGCGTAGATTCCAATAATGATTTTATTTTTTTGGTCAGTTCCGCCCGTTTTTCGGCGGTTACAGTTACTGACACAAGTCCAAGGCGGGCAATGCCCGCTTTTTTATTAGCCTCGCTCCGCTCGGTTGGGCGTTTTTTAATAACCCACTTTTTAACGCGACTAACTACCGATTTAAAACTGATAGCATTTCTTACCCCCTTAATCTTCTTCTGCATTTCGCCGAAGCGGTTCTCTTTTGTTTGTTCATAATCTAATTTAATCGCCTGATCCTTACGGCTTGCCAATGCACCGCCTTGGATTTGCAAATAACTGGCAAAGCACGGGTGATCTGCGCAAATACGCGCTTTTTCAATTAGTTCATCATCGCATTGTCCCGCAACCAATCGGCGCAATTCGCGCCAAACGGAAACAGACGCGCCACCGTAAAATTGGAATTGGCGAATGCCCCACAGGCTCGCCCACGCGCGCACACGTTTCGCGTTGTCGCGTAAGGACAAATTCGGGTTTTCATCGGATTTTTCGTCTTTTAGCGCAAAACCGTCGATATTTTTTGAGATATATTTCGAAATGTAGGCGGTAGCACTGCCTTTCGATTTGTCGCATTCTTCCACGCGGCAACGGTGTTTTTTCGCGCCCTTTTCGTCGCCGTCGATCTCTAAGGCTTTGATTTTAAATAAACGGATTGCTTCTGCTTTGTCGGTGCTTTTTACATATACCAATAAATGCCAGTGCGGGGTCGCGTCGTGGTGCGGTTCGGCAACACGCATTCCATACATTTTGATCCCGCGCTTGGCTAATAACGCGCGGTATTGTTGCCAAACGGTGTTTAAATAGGCTTGCGTTTCGCGCGGGCTGTTGCCCTGCCATTTTTTGTTATTTTCGCCGTGGCTGTGTGTTGCGTGAAAAGAGGATGGCGCGGTAAGGGTTAAAAATAAGGCTTCGTTATCGTTTTCTTCTGCCCACTCCTCCAAGCCGCGCAAGCGCACCATCATTTCTTGACGGCGCAAAGCGGGATTAGAGGAGGATTTCAAAAATATATCAAACAATTCCGCTTGTTCTTCCGGATTGTCGATGTTTTCCACGATCATTGCTTTTAGATAGTCATAGTTTTTCTTGATTTGGTTTTGCCAATCCATAAAGCCTTTGTGTGATACGTAACTGCTTGCCTGTTTACGCACCTCGCCGCACGCAATGGCGATATGTTCTACCATGCGTTTTTGCGTGGTTTTCATGCTGTAAAACCAATATTTTTCGTCTGCGACTTTGCATAAGGCGACGTCGATGCGCTCCATTTTAATTTTTTTGTTTTCGCAATAGCGCGCCCAATGTGGGATCTCAAAACCGATCGCTTCGCACGCTTGCCCGCATTTGTCATATAATTTCATTATGACCGCATCTGATTCGGCTTTGTCGTAGGTTTTGCCGTCTTTGGCGTAACCCTCAATAAAATTACGTTGCTTGATCTGAAAGGCATACGCCAACTCATACGCCATGCTTTTTAGTTTTGCCTCGGTTAAAAGGTAAAATGGGAAATTAGCGGCCTGCGCCTGTTTTTTGCCGTATTTGTCAAAAAGTGCGGTCGTTTTTTTGGTTAAATGATTATTAGCGTGTTCCGCGCGGGTCGGCACGGTAACAAAACGTTGTTGCTGTGCGATTTCGGTTTTTAAATCTAACAACCAATTCGGGGACGATTTAAAGGCTTGAAGAAAGGAAACGTTGATTTTGTAACGGCTGAAAACCTTTTTTAAACGAATATTTAGCGTTTCACGTAGCCATAAGTTAGCGGCGCGTTGTTGCATATTGCCCGCTTTAAAGGATATGGAGCCGTTATCTTTAACGTCGTGATATTGTTTTAAATAAAGTTTTCTAAAGTGCTCTCGCTGACGCTCGCGCGGCAACTGGGAAAGCACTTTCTCAATATATGAATAGCTATTCTGCACCGTGTCGAATAGCTCAAGTTGTAATTCGGTTTTGCGATCAGAATCAGACAAAGCGCGGTATTTTTTTACCGCACTTTGCGCCAATACCGGTGCAATTTCTTGCACCGATTCTTGGAAGGCTAAATTCGTCTGATTCATAATATTTTTATCTCGTATGAATTAAATTCATAATCATAGTTAAAAAAAGTATTTTTATGCGGCTAATGCCTGCGCTTTGTCGATTGCGCCTTTCACTTCGTCGCATATTGCCTTATGACGAATCATCACATCTTCAACTATCGCAATGCGGTCATCTTGTAGTTCAATGCTGATAATAAAACTCAAGATCTCTTCAAAACTTTTCGATTGTTTGATTTGATGGCGGTCGCCGTCTTTTAGCCGGTAAACTACAAAACAACCGTCGATAACGCCTAATTGGTATTGTTGTGTAATTTCGATAATGTGCATTTCTTGCATTTTGATTTCCTCTTTTTGTTGATATGGTTTTTTCATTGTTTTAATAAAAATGGCGATCGCCATGGCGCAAGTTGTTGATAATCCAACGATAAACAGACCAACAACAACGCATAATAAAAAAGCGAGTAAATCCCACATAATCCCGCCTAATGAACCGTTTGTTTGTCCTGTGCAAAGCGGATTAAATTATTTAAACCCTTTACTTGTTCACGGGCGTATTGGGCTTTTTTAATCCATAGATCACGTTGTTGATGATCGCGGCGGGCGAAAGTCAAATAAACATCGTGACTGTCTTTCCAATAAAAGATCACTTGCTTGCAAACGTTGACGTTAATGCGGTTTTTTCTAATTAATTGGCTTTGCATGGTTCACCTCTTTATCAATTCTTTTAAAGTCTGCCGCCGTAATAATAGGCGGGAATTCTCTTGCGATTTCGCGGATCATCTTCACGGCTAGCGCAATTTTGTCTTGCCCTTCCGGGGTGTAATCGCTTAATTTGCGCCCCCTTGAATACGGGTCTAATAAATCTTCTGTTTGTACGTTGGCATAAGCTAAAATCACGTCTTTTTTTTCTTTTGCCATATTGTCAAAAACGCGTTCCACTTCGTATTTGCTTTGGTGCAAAATATGGCGAATTTCGATCATGTGTTTACGGGCGATTGACGCTAATAACTCTTGGTGTTCATCGCTCATTAAGTGGGCGATATATTCCGGCGCGTTTTTGTTGATTTTTGTTATTCTGTGTTGTGCGTATAACATGGCGGCCGCCTTACTTGCTTCTGCCATATTTTCTGATGTATGCTAAACGGCGAATTTTTATTGCGAATTTTAAAAGGTCCTCGCATGAACGATCAGAATCAAAATAAGCCATTACATGACGAAGAACTTCTAAATCAGTTGGCTCTTCAAACGGCGTTACAAGATAAGCTACTGGGCTGTCTATGCCGTGTTGTTGCAAAACATCCTGAATTGAGCGCCCAACTTGAGCATGAACTTCTGGCGGAAGTTGACGATATTGCGCGAACACATCCCGAATCTGCTGACCTCGCGGAGGCGTATTTTGCGAAGCTGATTTCGCCGCGTGTTCACGAATGAATAGATTGAAATTGTTGATTAATACATTGATTTCTTGATTTCTCATTTTTCCACCCCTAGAAAAACATTGTTAAAACCGACCGCACTTTTGTGCGGTTTTTTATTGTTGCTCTTTGGCTAATCTAATCACCGTTCCCGGTAAATCTACAAAAATTGCAGTTTTAACTCCTTCTTTGTATGTCCCTGTTTTTTCATCTAGTTTTTTAAGTTTTCTAGTTACAACTAACCCTTGGTTAATCATGTTATTTACTGTTGTTTTAGATACGCCCAACCGTTCGGCGAATTCCTTAATCTGCATAAAAGGCACATCAAACTGTACATTTATACATATTGTGTTTTCATTGCTCACGCTGTATTCTCCTGAACTAAATAAGTTTAAATATGTCTAAATATCGCATTTGCAATATTAATATAATATATTTCATTTGCGATATTCAAGAGAATTTTTATTGCATATGAGGTTTTAATTTATCTAATGGTTGAATTTATCGGCGGAAAAGACGTTATAGAACGGATCAAGAAAGCGTATGGATTTACAAAACAAATAGACCTCGCGCGACACTTAAAACTACCGCAAAGCACCTTTAGCACTTGGATTTCTCGCGGTTTTTTCCCTGCTGAACTTGTAATACGCTGTGTTCAAGAAACTGGCGCACGGCTGAATTATGTAGCATATGGAGAGGAGCCGATTTTTGATGATTCGCTAAATATGAAATATTTTCATATGATCAAGCTAGAAAATGGCAAGCCTTTCATAATGGAGAATAAACCCTTTATTCTCACATACTTACCTAATTTAGAAAGCCGTGCGGCTTACGACAAAATTTCTTGTGTGGTTGAAGACAACCGCACCTATTTCATTAATGCCGATTACGGCGACTTAATCGACGGTGATTATTTCGTGATCGTCGAAAACTCCCACTTATTGCGCTATATCACTGTTCTACCCGGCGGCAAAGTACGGTTAGACGGCGGAAAATTTTCGTTTGAGTGCGACGTGGGGGATATTGAGATTGTCGGAAAAGTGATTTTGAAGATGGAAAAATATTAATTTAATCAACAATAACTCAGGAGCATTTAAAATGGCTTACACTTATAAAATGGTTCAAGTTCCACCGAACATTATTGCAAACCGCAAAAATATCACTACTGCCGCCGCGGACTACTTGCAAGACGTAGTGAATGACTGGGCAGAAAAGGGGTGGGAGTTTTGGCGCATGGATGACTTTTCAACCGAAGAAAAATCGGGTTGCCTTTCCGGTGGTAAGGAAACTATGCGCACTTACAAAGTAATCACATTCCGAAAAGAAATTTAAATGCTTGTTAAGTTAAGTATTAAATTTATCAAACTTTATCAGCGACTTGCACCGCAAAAAATTCGTGATGCTTGTCGCTTTGAGCCTACTTGTTCAAACTACGCCATTTTAGCCCTGCAAAAATACGGTTTTTTGAAAGGTTGGGAAATGGCGTTAAATCGTTTGGGCCGTTGTAAATGGCCTAACGGTGGAGAGGATTTACCTTAAAATGGCGGTGCGTAGAGACAAAACAAAGGGCAATAAATGGCTTGCGGAGTTTTACCAAAACGGCAAGCGTGTGCGCAAGTGGTTCTTGACCAAGGGCGAAGCCTTGCGTTTTTTCAATCAAAACAAACATTCTGCGGCACAATTCATCGATTCCGAAACAGTTTCCATTTCGTTCGATGCCGCCGAAAAACCCACTGCGCCGCCGCTTAGTTTTTTCGTGCAAGAATGGTTCGACCTGCACGGGCAAACGCTTAACGACGGCGCGGCACGCCTTGAAAAGCTGAAAAACCTGTGCGACCACCTCGGCGACCCACCCGCCGACCAATTCAGCCGTGAAGATTTTGCCGACTATCGCAAATTACGCCTTGCCGGCAAGTTTTCGAAAGATCCGAATCGCCCACCTAAAGAAGCCACAATCAACCGTGAACACGCCTATTTGAGGGCGGTTTTTAATGAATTGAAACGCCTTGGGAAGTGGGAAAGCGGAAACCCGTTAGAAGGGATCGGGCTATACAAAGAAAAGGAAACGGAATTAGCGTTTTTGTCGTCTGATGAAATCCGCCGACTGCTTGCGGAGTGCGATAACTCACGAAACCGTGATTTAGGCCTAATTACGCGAATTTGTTTAGCAACCGGTGCGCGGTGGAGCGAAGCGGAACAGTTAAAGCAATCCCAAGTTATCCCCTACAAAATCACCTACATCAACACCAAAAGCAACCGGAACCGCACGATTCCCATTAGCCGCGAACTTTACGATATGTTACCAAAGCGTCGCGGGCGATTATTCGGCGACGCTTACGAAGCATTCGAAAACGCCGTAGATCGCGCCTGTATAGATTTACCGAAAGGGCAACTTACTCACGTTCTGCGGCATACGTTCGCCAGTCATTTTATGATGAACGGGGGAAATATCTTGGTTCTGCGGGATATTCTCGGCCACTCAACCATCGAAATGACAATGCGTTATGCGCATTTCGCGCCATCACATTTAGAAAGTGCGGTCACATTAAACCCGTTGGCTGTAAAAAGGGATTAG